TTGTAACGAATTTCAAAATGCAAGCGTGTAGAACTGGTTCCGGTGCTACCCATGGTAGCTATTTTTTGCCCCGCCTTAACTTCTTGTTGTTCCCGGACCAGCATCGTGTCGTTATGGGCGTAGGCACTCAGGTAATCATCGTTGTGTTTTATGATGATTAGATTACCGTAACCGCGCAGTGCGTTACCGGCATAAACTACTCGCCCATCAGCTGTAGCGATAATAGCCTGCCCTTTACTGCCTGCGATATCGATCCCTTTATTCCCGCCTTCACTGGCGGAGAAGTTATCGATAACCTTGCCATCAGCCGGCCAGCGCCATGTAGAAATCGGCAAACTGGTTGTCGTGCTGCTGACAGTCGGTTCAGTAGAGCTAACCACCGGTGCCGTGACGGGTGCTGTGACAACTGTCCCAGTACCTCGATTGTTCGGCAACATTTTGTTAGCACTTTGTTCACCTGAGGATTCAGAATACGTAATTGTTGGTTTAGACGCAACCACCGTGGTGGAATTTTGTGCAGGCGGAGTGATGATTCCTTGCGCATTTGCATCGGCCTGAGTAATTGCATTTCCGCCAGTGATAGGTGTTCCCGATGCGTTTCCGACTTGTAAGGTCTGTCCCACGTTGAGGCTGTAAGGGGCCTGAACGTTGTTACGCTGCGCTAAGTCACGGAAATCATTACCAGTTATCCAGGCAATATAAAAAAGTGTATCGCCACGCTTAACGGTATAAGTGCTCCCCCCCGTATAGCTCCCCTTCGGAATGTTCCCATATTTACGATCGTAAACAATTCGACCATTTTCTGTACGAACGGGCTGCTCTGGCATGGCCTGTACTTGCGCGGGTTGTGTAACTGGCCTCTGTACCGGTTGGATTTGCGGTGTGGAGATTTGTGGAGCCGGAGCTGGTGCATTCATTTTTGGCGGCGGCGTAATCAACATTCCGCCGCTGCTGTTATTGCCCCCAACAGAACTGATTGGCGCCTGTGATTGATTATCAGACGAGCACCCAGCTACCAGGAGTGAAATAAGAGAAAGTGTCGCCACCTGGCGTGCTGTGTATTTATGGCTTCCCGCGCTCATTGTTCCCCCAAAAAGATGGTCGCTACTGCTTAAAAATGAAGACAACCGCATTTGGCCATCAGCAATAAGAAAATTCGTCTCACCATACGCTGATAAGCTGATAAGGAAACAGGAATAACTCCTGGTTTACGCCAGTTCGCCACGCACTAAGGGCACAAAGCGAACGGCCTCTACGGTGTCGATAATGAATTCATCACCCCGTCGACGAACGCGCTTTAACAGCTGTTGTTCGTCGCCCACGGGTAAGACAAGAATGCCGCCGTCATCCAGTTGCGCCATGAGTTCGGCGGGGATTTCGGGCGGCGCTGCTGTGACAATAATAGCGTCAAACGGCGCGCGTGCTTTCCAGCCTTGCCAGCCGTCGCCGTGACGTGTCGAAACATTATGCAGATCGAGCTGCTTCAGGCGGCGTCTGGCATGCCACTGAAGCCCCTTGATACGCTCAACCGAGCAGACGTGATGCACCAGATGCGCCAGTATCGCGGTCTGGTAACCTGAGCCGGTGCCGATCTCCAGAACGCGTGATTCCGGCGTCAGTTCCAGTAACGCCGTCATACGGGCAACCATGTAAGGCTGTGAAATGGTCTGCCCCTGCCCTATCGGCAGCGCGACGTTATCCCAGGCTTTGTGTTCAAACGCTTCGTCCACGAACTTATCACGCGGCACGCGAGCAAGCGCTTCCAGTACGCGCTCATCGTTAATACCCTGAGCGCGCAATTGATTAAGAAGGGTTTGTACGCGGTTACTTACCATTGCCCAGCCACTCCTGCACGATCAAGCCATGTGGAGACAACCTCCTGCGCGCCGTACGCGGTCAGATCCACATGAAGCGGCGTTACGGAAACATAACCTTCATCAATGGCGGCAAAATCGGTTTCCGGACCGGCATCGAATTTCTCACCCGGCGGGCCGATCCAGTACAGCGTATTACCGCGTGGATCTTCCTGCGGGATAACTTTATCGGCGGGGTGACGGCTGCCGCAGCGCGTAACCCGAATCCCCTTAATTTCTGAAAGCGGGAGATCGGGCACGTTGATGTTGAGAATGCGGCCAGTACGCAGCGGCTCACGTTCCAGGGCTCGTAAAATGGTGCAGGTGACTGCCGCCGCCGTTTCATAATGCTCATAGCCATTGAGCGAAACCGCAAGAGCGGGAAAGCCGAGATGACGTCCTTCCATCGCCGCGGCCACAGTGCCGGAATAAATAACATCGTCCCCCAGATTGGGCCCGGCATTGATCCCTGACACCACCACGTCCGGACGCGGGCGCATCAGCGCATTCACGCCCAGATAAACGCAATCGGTAGGGGTGCCCATCTGCACAGCGATATCGCCGTTGGGATAGTCAAAGGTACGCAGGGAAGATTCGAGCGTTAATGAGTTAGACGCACCCGAACGATTGCGATCGGGCGCGACAACCTGCACCTCAGCAAATTCGCGTAAGGCTTTCGCCAGAGTCTGGATCCCCGGCGCATGAATTCCATCATCGTTACTCAGCAATATCCGCATTTAAACCATAACCGCCTGATTTTATTAATACATGACTCACCGAGTCGTTTTTATTATCCTGTTAGTTGTCCTGTTTTAATTTCGCTGCCCTTATATTGGGCATTAAAGCGGACTCCAACCTGTTCATTCTAACGCGATTATGCCCACAGGATAAACATTAGCAGTTTCGCCGCCACGCGTATTGATCACATCACCGGAGCCTCATCATCCCGCCATCGTTACCTGCCAATTTACTTAACAACAAGCAAATCCGAAAAGCGCGTAGTGTAGCGCGGCGAAAGCATGTCCCTTTTCATCTGCCACTGCTGCTGGATACCCTGCCCCAAAAACAAACAGCGAACCTCATCTTTGGTGGGGTGTTAAAGACAGAAAAAACCGCCGGAACCCGTGAAAGATAAATGTTTCGCTAAAGTAAAAAGTTTTGCGGCCGTTATGTTATATACCTGCGCCCTGAACGCAGGACTGATAACATTTCTAAGGGATTTATTTGCCCGCTCCCGTGCGGGCTTTTTTCTATCCGTTGCTCCTGGCAGGGTACTCTGATGACAGGACTTACTTATTAATAAGCCCCTCCACCATTTTCTTCAGCTCTTCCATGTCTGATTTAAGTGCTTCAATTTCGATCTGTTGTGAATTGTTCTCCACCACCAGCAGATCGCCGTCGCTGATACCTGCTTCAATCATCGAATCCCCCGCCGCCTTCACAAAATACGTCGCGCTGGGATGCTGGATCATCAGCTCATTCAAATCGATGCGTTGTTCGACATAGTCGGCGGCGGGAGACGGAAACCCGCACTGGACAAGGTCACCGTATAACGGCAGCGCGACAATGCCGCGCAGTTCTGCTGGCGTGTAAAATTCCATAAAAATCAACTCCTGATAGCTATACTGTTTTTATATACAGTAGTTTCAATCATTAAGCTGATCAATATCGGGTTTGGCTATCAATTGAAGCGCCAGGCGTAACGGGCTGAATTATTTAGTGATAAGCCCCTCCACCATTTTCTTCAGCTCTTCCATGTTTGATTTAAGTGCTTCAATTTCGAGCTGTTGTGATTCAATTTTGTCCATCAGTGCAAGAATGGCTTCGTGGTGAAGCGCGGCGGCAACACCATATGTGTCCGGGGAAAGTACCCCATCAATTTTTGATCCATCCGGTAATACGATGCTGGCTCCTGATGCTACGGCCTCCGGAAAGATTTTCTGAACATCCTGCGCGGTGAATCCGATCCCAAACGCGCCGTTTGATTTCCATTTCCATGTCTGACCGCGAACTTCTTTCATTTTTTCCAGGGGACGGGTTACGGGGCCATCAAGGTCCTTAAGGCGCTCATCGCAGGTAGGCTGCCATGCGGTTCCGCGGGCAACGCCGTCCTGCCCGAATATCCAGTAGGTAGGCGAGCCACCCCACAAAAGCTGGAAAATTCCATAAGTGCCCGTACTTTGCACTACCTGGGCATACATGGAAAAATCAATGCCGGTATATACCCCGCTGCGAAAGCGGGAACCGACAGGGTCGGAGTTGGTAGTAACGCCTGCCGCAGGATTAGATGTTGGCGATGCCGTCGAAGCTTTTAAACCACCATTGACAGTGCCGCCGGACTTCCCATTGATGGTACCCAGGCGGCTGTCATTTGTTGATACAGCGCCCAGGTTTGTCAGGGCGCCTGCGGATGTAGTGGCTCCGGTTCCGCCGTTCGCGATGGGTACTGCGCTGTTGCCAAGCAGTTCGGCGAGAGCCGCCGTCTGCGTCGTGGCTCCGGTTCCGCCATTCTCTACCGGAACCACGTCGGTACTGGTGAACACCTGGCGCACACTGAAAGTACGGGCACCTTTAGCATTGGCAACCCGAACCGTGTATTTCTTAAAGGTTGTGTTTACTGACGTGACTGACGTCAGCATCAGCTCTGCAACCGTGCCACTCGAGGCGGTAGCTGACACCTCGATACAAACTGCCGTTCCCGACGGGTAATCTATACCGGAAGGGACATTAACCCAGGCCGTTGTGCTTACGTAGTAAATTCCCCCGGAAATAAAATCGAACTGTTGCCAGTCCATACCGGATATGGGTGACATGCTCACGATGCCAAGTCCCAAATCATTCAGGGGCTTAATCCCTACAGGGTCCCATCCGGACCACGTTGTTCCGGATAACGTACGCTGCCAGGTGCGGTTAATGCTCGCAGCACCTGTGGCAATCGCGGTGTAGCGTTGAATCAGTCCGGTCTCGTTAAGCCGTGGGATAACTTCACAAACACCAGGTATGTCCGTCGGGCCGCCGGTAAACGGCGTGGTAACAGACCATTCGCCAGGTGCCTTCAGCGTGTTCAGGTCGCCGGTAAAAAATGACATCCTCGTCTGAATCCCTGCAGGCAGCCAGTCGGACCATGGCCCGTCAGTCCCGTTCCATGCGCCAGTCAGTGAACGGATATAAACATTGCCGCTCGTTGAGACGGTATAACGCTGAAGCCCGCCGTAGCGTCCGCCGGCAAACACTTCCAGAATCCCCTGCCCGTTGTCCTCCGGGAACCCGTACGCGGCAGTGGTGTTGGTATTTGATGAGCGGTTCCAGGTCCCGGTAACATCGGGCGTCGGTCCGTATGCATTCAGGTTTGCTGCAGCGGGCAGGTTTCCGCGCCACTGCTGAGAGGAACTGACCATCCCGGCCATTTTTGCCCATGACGGACCCGGAACCTTTGTGCCGTCCGGCAGGGTGATGTTGATATCTCCGGCAGCAGAATAAAATGATTGCCAGTTAGCTTTGTCATTATTCATCCCGCGCATTGCAGCAGTCGTCTGCGCCACCAGGTCAGCCGTGACCTGACTGAGCACCTTACGGGGCACCGCTGCCCAGGCTGCACCCGTGGTGGTTGGTCCGGTGAACGGGCTGACAAGCGTGGCCGCTGTATTACTTGTGACGGTATCAACCGGCAGGGTGTACAACACGCCGCCGATTGTCGCGGTGATGAAATCGCCCGGTTTTAAATCCGTGGTGAATAACGTACTGGAGCCAACAACCGCCGTGGAGTTACTGGTCAGTTTAAGAGTTCCTGCGGACATAATTTCTCCTGATTTCAGGCAATAAAAAACCCGCCGGAGCGGGTTAGTTTAAGCGGTTTGCGCGAATGAGCCGGAGCCGCGCAGTATTAACATGGTCGGCGAAGACAGTGAAGATCCGCCTGCGCCGCCAGGCACCCCCGTGGAGCACGATACATTTATGACTCTTTCAGTGGTGCGGATACTGTGTATGCAGCATGATGTGGTGCTGCCCCCTCCGGGGGATTGCAGATAGAAGGTTCTGGAGCTGCCATTTATGTTGATGAGCGCCGTCGCCCCGGCGGATGTGCCGTTCTGACCTGTTACAGTGACATTCATCATGACCACCACTTGTTTCGACAGGTTGAATGTGGCGCTATCAACATACTGGAAAGATCGCACATAGTTTTGCGGGGCATCATCAAATACCATGCCGTTAGCCACGTCGCCGATAAAGCTGCTGGCTTCCACCGTCCCTGTAAATTTGCCTCCGCTGGCGTACACAGTGCCTCTGAACTCACCATCAGTCGCATAAACCGAGCCCCTGAAGGAGCCGGATTCGGCATAAACGGTTCCCCTGACGGTTACGCCGGCGAACCACGCAAACCCGCTTTTGTTAATGTGCCAGCCCACATTGCCGGTACCATCCCATGTGTTGGACTGGATGTACTGCCCAATTTTTGCATTATCAATGCTGGCATTCTGAATAAACGCAGACCGCAAAAACACCTGACCATTGAACACAAAGAACGCGGCTTCATAACTGCCCGGATCGCTGCCGGAATAGATACCGAACTGATCAGCAGCAAAGACTGCCGTCGATTTATACCCTCCGCTGCCGTTTGGCTCGAGTGACATTCCAAAGCCCGTGTTATAGAGCTGCTCGCCACGCCGCACGCCTAAATTCAGGGTGTATGAAACCTTTGCGGTACCGTTATCGGTAATCACAGAAGTGAGCTTCTGGTTAATGGCTGCCTGCTGGTTTCCGAGCTGGGTCGCGACCTGCGTCTGGTATTGTGCAAAGGCCTGTTCGGCTGAAGACTGCGCCTCCTGAATGGTTGTAATGCTGCTTTTAACACCGTTAAAGTCGGCCGCCACTGACAGCCGGTACTCAGCGAACGCCTCATCGGCAGTTGCCTGGGCGGTTTTAACCTCGTTGATTTCCGCAGCAGCATCGCCAAACTGAACAGCCACAAGCTCCTGGTACTGTGCAAAAGCCCGTTCGTTATCGGCAATGGTAATCCTGGCCTGCGAAATTTCAGCACGCGCCAGTCCCACCTGTTCATACTGGATCTGTGCCCCTTCCACCTGGGCCAGCGTGTTCTGCATCGTCGCTTCCAGGCTGTAATCTATTCCGGCCTGCACATTCTTAAATGCATCTGAATCACGCACCGCTTCATCGATGTAATCGATCATGCCCGGAATATCTGACGATGCCTTGCCTGATGCCTCAACAAAACCCGACACGCCGAACGCGTTGCGCGTCCGCACGTACATGTAATATGTGGTATCCGCTTTCAGTCCGTGAAGATTCCACTGGCTTGATCGCCCAAGGAACTGAGTCTGGTCTTCAATAAGCGCCGGGTTAAGAACACGATTTTCACCGCTGTACCAGAATTCAAAAGTGGTGTCTGAGGTGGCAGTAACACGCATAACCGGGACAATATCTGCTGAGAAAATGCCTGGCGTCCAGATAACGGAGGAGGGTGCCAGTGGCGCCCCGATAATCAGGTTTACCTGGGTTTCGGCACCCTTCATGCCGTTCTCGTTGCGGCCACGTACCCCAAGCATGTATTTCCCGGCAATGAGTCCGTAGAAGTCATAGCGAAACTGGTCGGTTTCATACTGTGCAACAACCGCCCCGCTTTCGTTATAGACATACAGTTCGAACACCAGCTTTTTGGTGGTGGTGGCGGTTTCCCATGTCGCCGTCACCTGCACAGTTTCGCTGTTGGTATTCAGTATGCGAAGGTTCTCAATGTTCGGTACCCTGTAGCCATTCAGGGTGTCGGTAGGCATTTCAAAAACAGCGCCCTCATCCACAATGGCCTGTTTGTTCGGGTCATGCTGTCCCGCCGTAATGCTGTAAACCGAGTTATTTTCTGTTTCAGAAATGCTCAGAATACGGAAAAGGCGGACGGACAGTTCACTGACCGATATGGCAAAAACTGTTCCATCACGCACCCAGGCTGGAGCGCTGCGCAAAGTAATGACGCGCCCGGATACACTAACAATGGGGTATTTCACAAACTTTCCATTGCTGCCCATAAGCGACATGTAGTCGCCAGGCGAAACCAGACTGGAGACGTCCGCATCGACAGTTATATTCGCGCCGGAGTGCGAGACAATACGCCCCCCCAGACGTGTCCCGGCATAGTCGTTATCCATGATTTCCACGACGTCACCCGGTGTGAAGGCGATTGCATCCCGGGCCATCTGGAAAGTTAACCGGCTGCTCTCCCGTTTTGCGGTTTCCAGCAACCATTTACCGGCTCGCCAGGCCTGCCCGCGCGAAGTGCAGCCGAACGCCTCGATAGTCGTCTCGTTATAGTTCCCACGCGCGATCATGGCATCGTCGGAAACATATTCCTTCACCTGCTCCCAGCCATTATCCGGGTCAGTCCAGGACACCACCACCGCGTTATATTTTTCAGCGCGCCTGACCGAGCTGCGGCTGAACTTACCCTCTACAACATTCGCATTGGTGATGGTGGCAACCGGGTCCTGAGGTGTATCCAGCATGACCGTGAGGCGCAGGCCATCCC